CTTTTTTCGTCCGCCCACTGGCTTACTGACTGTACTGGTGGTGGCGCTATTAGTTTCGCCGCTCTTGTTATCGTCTGGTGTGCTATATTGTTCTGAGTCATATTCACTTAACTCTGTTAGAGCCTCATATACATATTCACGCAATAAACTTTCTGCTTCGGCAACATCTGCTAATTGCACAACAGATGGCGCGACTTTCGTTGGCAAACTTAATATCTTCGCTCTAAACGATGACACCATGTTGTTTACCACGGATTCAACTTGTTCTGATGGTATCAAATTTCCCTTAATAACTTCGACTTCCAGTTCTGTTTTTTCTGCCTGCGCCGATGC